AGCAGGAGTCATACGAGTATCTACTAACACATCAGGAGAACCACCTAGAGCTTCTATCCAGTCAGCTTCGTTCTCAAAGGTACGACCCATAGTAGCATCAGTAACACGCCCATCACGATAACGAATGACAGTATGTTTAACATCCTTAGACATAGGGTTACTAGCATCAGCAGATTGTACAACAACTTGACTTACTTCTCCACGCGCTCGATCTTCTTTTGTCTGAGACTGTTCAAGCAGTTCATTCTCTAACTCACGGGCTTGGTTGTGTAAAGCAATAGCCTGACCATATTGACCAGCTTGCATCATCTGACTAGCAGCAGCTCGTATACCAGCAGGGGTGTTTAAATCAGCTCCTGCCATACCTCCCTGTACTGCAGCAGCTTGTTGCATCTCAGGAGTCTGTAAACCAAAAGCAGAATTAATACCTGCTCCCAGCATACCACCACCTGCCGCGCCTACAGCGTAATCAGCAGACATACGAGCAGCCTGATCAATACCAGACTGCATACGTTGTTGTTGGATAATGTTTGGATCTAAACCAAATAAACTCATTACATCACTAGCCATGATTAACCTACTCCATATCCGTTATTGTCTGTGTAGTCTCTCCAAGTGTTCTGACCACCTACAGGAGTGCTTGATAACATTGCATTACCTACAGGAGGCATGCTACTAAAACTACCTAAGCTACTGCCTAAACCTCCTAAACCACCAGCAATAGACTGTCCTCGTCGAGCTAGTAAGTTAGTACCTGTACCATAAGCATTAATCAAGTTAGCCATAGCTGCATTATTTGCATTAGCCTTCTGACTACCGAGCATACCACCGAGTTCGATACCTGCCATACCAGCTTGATCAAGACCTAGAGCCTGTCCTAGCATACCAGTACCAATGTCCAGTTCACGTAGACGTTGTTGTTGTGCTTGTTCAAAAGAGGAAGCTCGATCGGCAGCCTCCTGTTTTGCAAACGCTTGAGCAAAGCCGTAACCTTGTGGAGATAAAGGATCAGAAGTACCAGCTCCTAGCGCATCACCACTAACACGTAGTCCACGAGTACCTCCACCAAACATAGACTCACCTAAAGCCTGTGCTTCAGCAGCTCGTGTATCAGCCCCTAAGCCACGCTGACGTTGGTACATCTGTTCAGCTAGTTGATCATAGTCACCTTCTGCTGCGCCTAATGCACTACCTCCTAAACCTAGAAGAGATTCTCTCTGTGTAGCATATCGTGGATCAAGAGCAAATGATGCTTTACCATCTTCAAATGAAGCAGAACCTAGTCCAGTAGTAACACCATAAGGAGTGTATTGTCCTCGTTCCCATGCTTGATCACCAGCACCAAACATACTGTCTGAGGCTTGACCTAATTTCTTTTGTGCCTGATAAGAACCATAAGCTCCTAATGCACCTTGTAGTAATGGTAGCCATGCAACCATAATATTAACCCTCTCTAATTAAACCTAAGCTGTACGTTTCCAGAAGTATACAGTTATGTATGGTTGTAAGTTGTTATGAGGCTGATCTCCACCAGTGCTTCCTGTAGTCGCTGATTGTTGAGGATCTGCCATAGGCACCATATACTGAAACATATCCACATCATGTAAAGGAGCAGGTGTTTCTTGGTATGTATGAGTATGAGCAGGCATTTCAGCCTCAGACAGCGTATGGGTTTTAGCACCACCAGTCTCTTCTACTGTGTCGAACTCAGTCTGACCAGTATCTACGCCTACTAGTGTACGACCTGCTGCAAACTGTGACCACGTACCTACGCCTAGTAAAGTAGCTGGATTAGTAGAGCTAACAGAAGTGTAGATAGAGCCTATAGGATAAGCTAGGTTATTAACAGCAGCAGCAGTTGTATTAGCTAGTACAAAAGCAGTAGAAGCTATCTGTGTTGTGTTAGTTCCAGTAGATGCAGTAGGTACTGTAGGAACACCCGTTAAAGCCGTGTTATTAGTATTGGCCTTGGAGTTAATAGCAGTGGAGATAGAATTAAATTCATCATCAATCTCTGTACCTTTTACTCTTTTACCTGTATCACCTGAAGGTAAGCCATCCTTCACAGCAAAGTTTGTAGATTTAGTATAATTACTCATTAGTTAGTCCTGCCTTGTTTAACATATACGTCAAACTTTTGAATTGATAAAGGATCACCGCTAATATAAGCATTGAAACCTAGTTGTATTACACTACCATGTCCACCAACACTTACTTTAATACGATCAGTAGAGCCTCCTCCTGTAAATTCTGCAATATTGTATTCATCAATATTGTATTCAGATACAGCACTTTGCTTAACGCTTCTATTATAAGAACGAGGCTGATCTGTGTAATCAGTACCTACCTTAACTGTGAAGTTTTGTCCACTACCTCCAATTAAAGTAACACCTACTGACTTCAATATCTTAGTTATAGTAGGTTGGTCAAAGTCAAAGTAGTTAGTGTAGTAGGACATGTAGTAGTCCCTGCCGTTATCATAATAACCTTTATACTCAGCTATACCATCTACCATGCCTAAGTATAAACTACCATCTGATATAGTAGTACCACTAAGGATGGAAGTGTTAGTCCATTTAGTTACACGTAAGCTACCATCCTCTAGTTTAACCCTTGTATCAAAACAATAAACAAGTTTTACATTAGGGAATACTAATAAGTAGTAAGCATTCAGAGGAGAGTAGATAGCATTTAAATGTCCGAGGTCTTCACTGTTTATGGCTTGTGTTAGTTCATCACGTATATTCTTAGACAAGTCCGTTAAGGGGTTAGATTTCTCTTGTATGACACGTGTAAGGGAACGTAGTCCAGAGTATGACAAGAAGAAGATGTCGTCTCCTACAGCCTTTATGGAGTCCCTAGCTACGCACCCTACATTGTCTAGTACATCAGTTACGTATAGGTTAACAGGATTGACAGTTAGATCAGAAGTATTCTCGTCAGCAAGAATAACAATATGCTTCTTACAGAATACAATGATACGTCCGTTAAAGGCTGCAACGCTTACTATCTCGTCACCTCCTCCTGTCCATATCTCTCGCATATCAAGAGAACCAGAAGTTCCTCCAGTTAAAGAGTCTGACTTAAGACTAGAGAAGTAGAGAGTATGTTTATCACTACCATTACTACCTGTCCATAAACGACCATAAGCAGAAACAACGAAGCTGTAATGTTGAGTAGTGTGAGAAGTAACTGCCATGTTATTATCAATCTTAAGCATAGGATGATTAGGCTGGGCTAGGTAAGTAGCATCATTTAACGTAGCAGCTTGCCAATCATTATCTGTAATTGCTATACCAGTAGACAGAGCAGTCAGAGTATCTAAACCTTTATAGACATTGCCATTACCCCATGAAACATAATCAACAAAACCTGAGATACCTACGAACTCATGAACACCTCTTAAAGTAGAGCCAGTACCTCCAGAGGTAGTCTGATACACATGACCTTTACGAGCACCTAGTCTACCATACTTATCAATGATACAGTTATCAGCTTCTAAGGCAAAACCACTAGCCAAAGTAATACTACTTTCCTGTGTGTTTAAACCAAAAAAGCCGGGGGCTGCAATAGACGAGCTTAGTAATTGTTTCATGCGCTGTACCAGATAGTCTCTTCAGGGTGTTTGATAGCGTCTAAGGCTATAGCATTGGATAGTGACCGAGCTGCAGTGCTGTAAGCAGAGTTACCTGTTTGACCATTATCTTCACCACGCTCTTCCACTGCTTTAGCATAAGCTAGTAACACAACAGGAGCGTTAGGGACTTTAATAACCTCACTCTCACCTGTTAGATCACTGCTTCGTTGGATCACGTTGAAGCGTAGATCATAAACTGCTTCAGGTTTAGGGTAAACATCTACTTGAGTATCACCATCAGCACTAATACCATTGAAAGAGTAATAACGAGGGGAACCGGTAGGCACATCTTCCGCTGTGAGGTATTGTTTTGTAAACCAATATGCATCCTTATAATGCATAACATGATTACTAGTGTCGTTAACAACATCCAGAACCTTAATACTATTCTGAGAACCGTTTAATTCATAACTAAAGATATTAGCAGAAGTGGTAACAGTTAATGTGTTACGTAAAGCAGACCAGTCCCATGCTTGTTCTACTTCTTGAAGAGAATCATTTATAAGAATACCTACAAGAGTTGAATA